TTCCGCATCACATGGGTGACGCGTTCAGCGACTTCCAAGCTGGACGCGCCATAAGGCACAACTACGTCTTCCGCAGTTACATACATAGCGACCTGACGAGCGAGTGACGGGTCGAAATACACCTTCTTGAACGCGTTACCTGCGAGGCCCAACCCCCACAACATGCGCTCATGCTCAGGGCGATACTCGACCATCACATCGGTCAACTGGTAATTCATGTCTTCTTGGACGCGCTGTGCGGCGTCCTTCTTGTCGTTAGTCTCTTTACCGATAATCTGCGTACGCACCGGCCCTTGGGCTGGGAATGTCTCGCTCATAGTCTCGGCTTGGAACTTAACTACAGCTTCAGCCAGCAGTGGGTGATGCACACCACAGGCTCCGGGCCAAGGTTCTGTGCGGTCTTCGACCTTCATACCCAGCAACTCAAGTCCGTCTACATAAGTCTGTATCCAGTCCTTGCGGCTGCTGATGTCTTCTTCAAACTCACCGATTAGGTCGCCAGCAAGCTCTGCGAGCACGTCCTCGTCCATGTCTTCGGCCAAGTTGTCGTTAAAGTCGCCCTCGTCCTCGCTTGGGTCGATCTCGATCTCAAGCCCATCCATGCCAATACGGACACTCTCAGGGTCTTCAATCTCAATCTCAAGGTCAGGACCAGTGTCCATCTCCGACATCATCGGAGACATCCCCAGCGGGGCTTGATTGAGCGACTTGTCGATGTCCATTTATTTAACCTTTTTAACCAAAGTCTTAGCCACTACGAGTGCTGGAGAGACAGATGACGCCACTTCGCCCACGCGAACTGCAGTTTCCGCTACGTCTCCGATGAGGTCGAACACGTTCTTTTTCTTTTTAGTCTGCGTCTGGTTTGCACCTGCTACAGCGTCGCCATATTCTACGCCTGCTGCGCGTGCTTCGTTGAAGGCCGTACGCTGGTCATCCGACCATTTCGACCACTGTGTCTTACCGATAGGAAAAAGTGCCTTAACGTCTGCCATTAGTAATATCCTTGATTGCGGTTCGACCTGAAATACTGGATTTCGTCCGGTTCGTCTAGCGTAGTAGTGATATAACCTCCACGCCTGAACCTGTGCAGTGCCATAGACACCGTATCGACATAGTCATCGTGGGTACCTGCGGGAAATTCTGCAACTTCATCAATGACTTCCTCGGCCCAGCGCGTTGCCGGTGCCCATACTCTACCAGACGCAAAGATATCTGCGATTCCGTTGAGGCGGGAAATCTTGTCGTTACCACGCGTCGGGGTGAACTCCTGCACCGGTATGCCCATGGCTCGCATCTCGTAGATGAGCGGCGCACCCGACGCCTTTTTCTCGATGATGACCCCGTCTGGTTGCCACTCTTTATACTCGTCGATGGCCACGCGCTTAAGCTCCGGGAACTCCATGCGGTCTCTAAACGCGTTCAGCAGGATAATATTAGCCTGCGTTATGCCAGCGTCGTCAGGATGGTAAAACACACCCCATGTTGTGCACGCTGAATAGTCGGCACGGCTAGTTTTCTCGAACGCCGTATCCCACACTTGTAGGATAAAGTCACAGCTTGGCGGGTTGTCGTCTTCCCACTCCTGCCACCACTCACGCTTAACAATAGCCGCAGACTCGGAGATGGGGTTCTGCTGATACTGCGCCATCCACTTACTGTTAGGGACGTCGCGTTTAACCTTCTCAAGCTCGCTTAGCTCCCAGAACTCAGGCCACAGCGGCTTGTCCGAAGGTAAAATTGCTGGAAATTCAATGACTTCCCACTCACCGATGCTCTCGTTAGCTACTGCATCCTTGAGGATTTGACCTGTCAAATCCCTCTTACTCCATCTGGTCATCACGACCACAATGGCCCCACCCGGCTGGAGACGCTGACGTGGCCCTGAGGTATACCACTCGTAGGTCTTGTCGTAGATATCTGGGTTAACTTCCGCGATAGCAGCTTCCTGCTCTGAGTGCGGGTCGTCGATGATGAGCACGTCAGCACCCTTACCGGTCACAGCACCGCCGATACCGATAGCGAAGTAATCCCCGCCCTTACTTGTGTTCCATCGTCCAGCTGCCTTGGAGTCCGAGGCCAGAACAAGGTCGGGGAAAATGTTGCGGTAGACCTCCGTGTCCACCAAATTTCGCACCTTACGACCGAAGCCTACCGCTAGCTCAGCCGTATGGGACGCCTGAATGACCTTTTTATGGGGATACTTCCCGAGGAACCACGCAGGGAGCAGGTAGGAGGCAAACTCACTTTTAGTGTGACGCGGGGGCATGTTAATGATGAGGCGTTTGCACTCACCCCTTGCAACGCGCTCGAACGCATCAGCCATTTTCGCATGGTGCCTACCCCCTATGAATGTCGGCCAAACCTGCTCCACGAACTTCAGAAACTTGTCCTGCGCCAGCTTCTTGGTCTTAAGCTCCTGAAGCTTCTCAAGCTGAGCTAGCAATAGCTCCTGCTCTGCTAGGGACAAAGACGGTAAGATACCCGGGATATCTTGTAAGGAGATATCAGCTAGCATCGTCTTCGTCCTGCGTCAGTTCTTCGAACTGTGCGTCTTCCATCTCGTCTAGCTCGCCGTACTCTAACTGGGCGACACCAAGCTCCTCGTCTAAGTCGCGGCCCAACGGCGTAACGTCGATAATGTCCGCGTTCAGCAGGCGCTTCACGCGCTCCTTGATGGCATTCTCAAGCTCTTCGGGGTTCTTATAGTTGATCGTGATTTCTGACTTGTTCGTGAACAGGCCGATATCGCTGTGCTTGCCCAGCAGTTCGAGCGCCTTAAGCTCGAACTTAGTCTCGCCGCAGTTGGCAATCTCCATGAGCTTATGGGTAATGGCAGCACGCGCTTGGTTCGCATCTATCCCCATCGTCTGCCCGTAGGTGCGCAGGAAGGCAGCAGCAGCGTAAGCGGTATTGATTTTTTGAAGGGGTTCTTTGTCTTGGTCTTTGACGACCTTTTCGAGCAGCTTCTTCTCGCGCTCGAAATCCTCAGGAGCTACTTCGATAGGGGCACCGAGGTGCGCCATAAGCTCTGCGGTGTTACCCGCTACTGCCATTTCTTCAGCGAAGTTCGCGGTTCCTTCATCAGCCCAGTCGTATGGGACTGGGAACTCATCGGTGGCTTCAACTTTTAAAATAGGCATGTGGCGCAGCGTCCGGTTTGAGGGAGCAGGCGCACTGTGTAGCAGGGTAGGTAGAGCAGGTAAAGAGGAAAAGGGGTGGCGCAAACTGAGGGAAACACCACCCCTCCCGAAAAGGTCGTACAATGTCCGACGCAAAAAATAATACCCCGGGTGCTTTGGATGTCAAGGTACCATCGACGGGGGGTCTGGATATATCAGGTGCCGGTCAAACGGTGGCTAGAAAAATAGGGGGTGGGGGGTCTAATTTTGAAAACGCGGTGATATTTTGAGCATATTATTATGTATAGGGGAGCCGCTACATTTCCTCTGTGGTTTGGGGGGTCGGGGGACGGTGGGTTTGTTCCGTTTATGTTCTGTTATACCCTGCCCCATATAAGAACAAATCATGAACCTAACATTGTTAGGCCAAAAACCTGCGATTTTTCTTGCATAACACCGAAAAATATGGTCAAACAAATCATCGACAGCGACTAGCCGCTTTCGAATAACCCAAGTCCCCGCTGTATATAGCGCGGCACATAGAAGGCTTATATTACTTATGACTAACAAAGCATCGCTTATGGCTTCAACATATGTTGAGGGCGTTGACATTAACGTGGCAGAGATTGCGCTTAGCACGATATACAAAGAGATGGTTGACGCCACAAAGACAGCGTATGGCTCTCACATCCGGATTGCTGCCAAGTTTAATAACCTTATGCCGTTCGCATGGTATGAGATGTCTGCGACGGAAAAGAGCGAAAACGCTAAGATTCTCAAAGCGCACAAATCCGAACTATACGCAGCCTTCAAAGAGGCTGGACATTCTAACCCTAGCGTGCCCTTCAAGCGTATCTGCGACTATGGTCGAAACCTAGCTAATGGCTTGGCTCCTAGTGGCAAGATGACTATTGACGGGGTTCCCGTTGAACAGTCGGACGAGTCGGACGGTGCTGGCAATGCGCCACGGTCAATCATGCTGCGCTATGTGGAAGAGCTGACAACATTGTGGAAGGCTGCCGACAAGCTGGACAATCTGCCCGCTAAGGTCGCCGCTGCACAAAAAGACGTTGAAGCGGCGCTTAAGAAGCTCGGCTTAGATGTTGCCAATATCGCTAAGTAAGTAACAGGGGAGAATCTAACACAGTTAGATTCTCCACCTAACAGGGAAGGTGTAAGGTAATGACCGACAATCAATTTAACCTAGTAATCCGTTTGGGCATATTCGCCGCAATAGTAATCTATGCCAACGTAGCAGCAATGGGAGCCTAAGATATGTTCATGGTTATCATCAACGAAGCAAACGAGTCCACCCTATATTGGGGGCCGCTTCCAACGCACGACGCAGCTCTCAAGTTTATGACTGATGCCGTAAAGAGCGACTACCTTCTGGAAGTTCCGAACACCACCTACCAGATTGTCCGACTATACGACCCTGCGACTGGTGACTGACAGACCCGAACCGTCCGCCTCAACCCTCATGCACAAAGTGCATGAGGTTTTTTTGTGCCTAAGTCAAGTGACTTTATGATAGTTCCTAGAGCGAGCGAGCGAGCGAGCGAACGAGCGAGCTAACAATGTTAGAAAGTTAAAAAGGCAGAGCGGTCTTTGTAAATATTACAATGTCGCATTTCTGCGGGTTGTAAGCAATGTTATATTGTAAGGGCTTTTTTAGACAACGATGGGATTTTCGAGAGCCTTTGTCCCTCTCCGCACATGCAGTATGTAGCAATCCCGCAGAACCGGTTATACTTTTATTTTATACTTACATTATAACAATACAATACAACAACACAAAAAACCGCAGAAACCCTAAGCTCTCCGACCCTTCCTATTGTAAACTAAAATCTTAACATCCTTCTTACAAAACCCCATATTCTCTTACATCCTTCCGGTCACCGCCTCGACCAGTATATCTTGACATGGACGCTTCCATGCTATACAAGGTTAATCAGGCAGAGAAAAACCTCTTTGCTCACACCCAAGCCCACGCCGGATGGCATGGCAAACAGAAAGACCTAACAATGTTAGATAATCAAATCGACCTCGAAGAATACATCGCCTACCTCGATGACCAAGCAGCCCGTCATGTTTACGAGCGCAACCTCGAAGCTCTCGCTTCCATGCCATACCAAATCATTGGTTATAGCTACTCATTGGGGCGCACCATCATCGACACCTTCCCCAACTATGCAGCAGCCAAGCACGCAGCAGAGCAACGCTTCCCCATATCCTACTATGAGCAAGACACTGACGTTGATTATGTAGCTGCCGACTTCATCACCGAGCATGGTGCTATCTATAGCATCGAGCCAGCCAAGGCTGACGGGACAACTAACAATGTTAGCAAGGGAGACGCAGCATGAGCGCAGCAGCCGAAGTATTATGCCGAGAGTGCTATGACCCATATCCCGTTGCACGGTTCCGGTTAGGCTATGATGTGTGTTTGGATTGCGGCGACATCGCTGCCCACGCAGTCACCTACTGCACCGCGCCAATCAACAAGAGCAACTACATGCTCATAACCAACTATGCAGAACTCGCACAACTCAACCCGAAGAGGACATCATAATGACGAAGAAAGAACAAGCAGAACAAATGATGCGTTGGATGGAAGCCCAAGGCTACAGCGCAGCTACAATGGTAGCTTGCCTTGAGTTCTCGTTAGAGCTGTTTCGGTTAGTGGAAGAAACGAAAACCCTAGCTAACAATGTTAGAAACAACAAGGAGAACAACTAATGAATACGTTACTACACGCAGCAGCCGAGATATTCTTCGTATCCGTAGGCATCTTCGCCATCTGGGCAATCCACGCAACACTCAAGGGGAAGTGAGATGGGCTATCGTTCAGATGCGTTCGATGTTGTGGTGGCCAAGCTAAGGATTGACGGGGTGGACGTTGTTAATTGGTTCAAGGCCGATGAGGCGTTTGTGTCTAATGCGCTCACCATACACACACTGGAAGGCGCAGATACAGAGATACTTGGCTACTACCCCAACATGACATCCGCACAGGCGGGCATGGCGTTAGGAAGATACAAACAAGCAGAGGAGCAAGCATAATGGGCTATCGTTCAGACATTCAGATTGCGTTCTATCTAACCAAAGGGACAATCGACCCCTACACCCCTGTCAATCTTGTCCTCACCAAGGACAGACCTACCCTCCCGTTCGCTGCGCTCAAGCTGTGGTTCGAGGAGACTTACCCTATCAAGGAAGCCAAGGATGATTGGGGCGTCGAGATTAAGTATGGCGAGGACTACATCCTGCTCACCTACCACGACGTGAAGTGGTATGACGGGTATGAGCATCCTAACAATGTTAGGACTGCCTTCGAGGCGTTCAGCAATGCGTTCCGCAGTGACGAGCGTGACCATCGTGCACAGTATGAGTTCGTGCGTGTCGGAGAGGACGCCGATGACATCGAGACGGACCGTAGCAGCTACGCAGACCACCGACTGGGCGTCGAGCGCAACATAATTTTTGAGTAACCAGTAAACCAAGGACCAAGGACCAATACCAATGAACCAAGACGACAAAGCGGACCTCCGCGACCTACGTGACAATACCGCAGACACCGAGGACAAGAAGCTACTACGCAAGACCCTCAACTACATCCATGCACTCGAAGCTAAGCTCTTCGCGGTGCGTGTCCATGCCAAGTCAATCATCACCGAGGCATCAAGCAAGAACCAGAGCGAGGAAGACTAACAATGTTAGACAAGCACGCAGACAGAGAGGCTATCCGCCTACTCAAGAAGGTGGAGCGGCTACGCCGAGAGCTACGCATACTTGAGCCACAACTCAACAAGGCTTGCCTCGAATATGGCAAGCGGCGCGGGATGTCCCTGTTCCGTGAGTTTCACCTACGCAACGAGCTAGATAGAAAGGCAGAATCATGAAGAAGGACCGCAGCTATTACCGTGCGCTATCGCACAACGCACTGCGCGAAGAAGCAGACTACGGCATCAATATCGACTGGAAGGAACTGGCTATCGCACTGACCGAGCGCCTCGATACCATCCGTGCCGAGATATATAACGAGATTGGAGAAGTATAATGTCTTTTGGAGCAAACCCTAATGACGTTCGCAGGATGGCAACCTACGCAGACGCAGTCCGCTGGGAAAGCCTAGTCAAGCCCATCCGTGGCCGCAAAGAAGAGTGCAAGCCACTTGGTGCAAGGAACAAGAGCTATGCGAACATCCGTAAGGATGGCGACGACATCGTCGTGCGCCTCTACCGGACCGACATCGTGCGCTACAAGCCAGATGGAACTATCATCGTAAGGCAGGGTGGCCATGAGAGCCAGACTACGCGCAAGTATCTGAACGCTATCCTGCCCATGTGGTTCGGTTCGTTCCAAGGCAAGACGCACACGTATCGCGGGACAGAGGACATTGGCTACCACATCCTGCACTCAACCGAGGACAACATCTTCAAGCAAACACCTAACAATGTTAACTCCACGCTCTACCACTTCGTCAACCCGCAGCCATGCGTCATCCATACCAAGAACCGTGCCAAGGCTAAGGCAGTGCGCCAACGCTACGCGCCGTTCATCCGGTATGTGAAGAACATCAAGAAGCTGATGGGTGGACGGATTGTGATTACGGAGAGGCCAGCCCTCAACTACCACGCTGTCTCCGATGTGTTAGCCTTCGCCCTAAGCAAAGAGCCAGAGGACCAATACAAGGCGCTCGCATACTTCGCTTGGGTTGGATGCTGGCGTGTTGGAACCGCCGATGTGCTTGGGCAATTAGAGAACGCCCTCGTGCGCCATCATCGTGACGAGATGCTCGACACCCACATACTACCTCGTGGTGAGTTAAAGCTCGATAGGTTCGCGGGGATTTTCTAGGGGGGCTTACGCCCCCACCCCATTCGGTCAGACCATCGACCAGAATGTATTGACATTAACATAACAATGCTATACAAGAATAATTGTAAATGCAAGTCGGTGCAATGGCTTAGCATTTAACACGTCACCTGATTCATAACTAACAGTGTTAGCTGGTATTACGCTAACCATAAGAAGGAGCAACTATTATGTCCGTTATTAACTTTGGCTCGACCGTGAGCCTCAAGCAAGCCGCTACTCTTATCATGACCAACCCCAAGGTTCGGTTCCTCGTTCGCGGTGAGCCGGGGATTGGTAAGTCCACCATGCTATCCATGATTGCCAAGAAGCTAGCCTCTACTCACGTAGCTGCATATATGGATGTGCCTAACATGGACCTTGGCGACATCGCCATGCCAGTGATTGACCACGAGACGCGCACCACCCGCTACTATCCCAATGCACGGTTCCGGCTGCACGAGGGCAAGCCTGTCATCATCATGCTCGATGAGTTCACCAAGGGTGCAGAGCCTATCAAGAACATGTTGCATCCGCTGCTCGAAGTGACCGCGCCGCGCCTTGGCGACTTGTTCATCGACGAGGATGTCGAGGAGGACAAAGACCGTTCCATCATCTTCATGACGGGTAACCTGTTGACTGACGGTGTAGGCGACAACATGAAGGCGCACACCCGCAACCGCATCGTCGAGATTGTGGTGGCCAAGCCTGATGATACGCAGTGGCTTGAGTGGGCAGTCAACAGTGACATCGACCCCGTCATCATGGCATGGGTGCGTCAGTTCCCTCACGCCCTAGCTAGCTATACCGATGATAGCCAAGGCGACAACCCATACATCTACAACCCACGCAAGCAACAGACTGCCTACGTATCGCCGCGCTCACTCGCCATCGCATCTAACATTGTTAGGAGCCGTGGGACTAACGGAGCAGAGGCAACCATCGCTGCGCTCAAGGGTGCCATCGGTGAGGCTGCTGCCCGTGATATGCAAGCGTTCATCGACTACCAAGACCAGCTACCTTCATGGGACAGCATCATCGCTGGGCCTAAGTCGGCGCAGGTTCCTATGTCTGCTGGCGCATCCGCAGTGCTTGTGTTCGGTGCCGTTCAGAAGGTGGATAAGCAGACGCTACCCGCGTTCATGCAATACATGGAGCGGTTCGACAGCGAGTGGCAAGCATGCTTCGCCATCAACCTGTGCGCCAATGCAGCTAAGCAGCAAATGGCATTCAGCACCCAAGCGTTCGCTGACTGGCTGGAGCAGAACGAAGACCTGCTGTGAGCAGAGACATCATGAACCGGAACAGGCGGCGCAATCTGACGCCGCCTCCCGTCCTGACAGGTAAGAAGGTCGAGCTAGGCGAGATGAAGCGGACACCCCGTGACCCATTGGTCTGGGTGGTGACACTGTGGATTAACGGTTGGCCCCACGACATCAAGATGTGGGCCAAGGACGAGCTAGACGTATTCAAGCAGGTCAAAGAACTTCAACGAGGAGCACCTAACAATGTTAGCTGAACAAAAAGATAAGGTCGAGCGCAAGCTCAAGAAGGTCAAGATTGACCTCATGCGTAACCCCAAGTTCGCGCTGTGGTCTGGCATCATGATGGTCGGCAAGACGGAACTATCAGATGATATTCCTACCGCATGCACCAACGGACGCGACGAGCTTTACGGACGCGAGTTCGTCAAAGGTCTAACCGACAAGGAGCTAGCCTTCGTCATCCTGCATGAGAACATGCACAAGGCGCTGCGTCACCTGACTATCTGGCGCAAGCTGTGGGACGAGGACCGCCGTCTGGCTAACATGGCTTGTGACTACGTCATTAACCTGATGATTGTCGAGTCCGACCCGACAGAGCAATGGGCTGCGTTCCCACGCGATGACAAGGGTGAGCGCATCGGCTGCTTCGACACACGCTTCAAAGGTCTCAACGCCAAGCAGGTGTTCGACATACTCAAGCAGGAGCAGAAGGACCAAGGTTCTGAAGGTGGCGGCGAGGGTGGCGAAGGCGCTGGTGGCGAAGGCTTCGATGACCACGACTGGGATGGTGCCAAGGGACTCAACGCCGAGGAGAAGAAGGAGCTTGAGCGCGAGATTGACCAAGCTATCCGTCAAGGCATGATGGCCGAGCAGAAGGCTATCGGTAACAAGTCCGGCAATCGCTCCCGTGAGCTAGGCGACTTGCTTGAGCCGCAGATTGATTGGCGTGAGGTGTTGCGCGAGTTCGTCAAGTCCATCTGCAATGCCCGTGATACGTCATCATGGCGCAGGGTTAACCGTAGGTTCCTTGGCTCCGACATCTACATGCCCACCATGATTGGTGAGCGTGTTGGCTCACTGGCTATTGGCATAGACACATCGGGTTCAATCAGCGGTTCGGAAATCAATCGGTTCCTGTCCGAGGTCAAGTCTATCGCAGAGGACGTTCGCCCAGAGAAGATTGACCTTATCTATTGGGACGCCAGCGTTGCAGGGCATGAGGTCTACGACGAGAACGACATGGCTAACATTGTTAGCTCGACCAAGCCCAGAGGTGGCGGCGGCACGGACCCACGCGCCATGATGCACTACCTCAAGAAAGAGAAGATTGAACCAGAGTGCATCATCATGCTGACTGACGGAGAGATATATGACTGGGGTTCGGATTGGGATGCACCCATCATGTGGGTGGTTTGCAACTCATATCGTGGCAGCACAATCACTGCCCCTGTGGGCAAGACGGTTCACATCAAAGATAATTGAGAGGGACATTACAATGAGCAAAGCAATCATCCGTGTAGGTTACAACGACTACGTAATGGACATCAGCGATGCCGTTACGATGATGGAAATCATGGGTAAGGCCGAGAACTATAAGGTCAAGCATGACTACAACGCCAAACCTACCGCCACCGCTTACTATATCTGGGAGCAAGAGCCTCAAAGCAGGGATAGCGTCACCATCAGCCTGATGCCTGACGCAGTGTATCGGGTGGCCAAGCTGGCTGGCAAGCCACAAGACTAAGGAGCAAATCAATGAGTATCACATCATCCGCCGTGCTGGTGGAAATGAACATCAGCGTATGGACCGCTAACAAGCTGGACAAGGGAGCTACCGAAGGTGTGCTTACATCTAACGGAGCAACGTCAGGCGATGCAGCGCAGGTCCGCAAGAACCTAATGGCTGGCACATCGGCGCGTAAGGAGATTGCCGACTACGCCGCTGGCTGCCGCTTGTGGCATAACACACGCACACTACCGTGGGCTGACAAGGGTGCGAGGCTGCTGCCTACTAGCTTGTTCCTTGACTACAAGGCAGAGGCTAACATCCGGCGCGACACGTTCAACCAGATGGTCGATAAGTTCATCGACAACTACCCTGCACTGGTGCAGACCGCCAGCAACTACATGGGCACCCTGTTCAATCAGGATGACTACCCAAGCCCCGATACGGTGCGTGAGAAGTTCGGCTACCGCCTTGTGTTCTCACCTGTGCCAGAGAGCGGTGACTTCCGTCTGGACCTACCAGCGCAGGACATACGTGAGATGGAGCAGAGCTATCAGTCTGCGTTCAATGACCGTCTGGCCGAGGCTATGCGCACCCCGTGGGAGCAGCTTCACAAGATGCTTGGCACCATGTCCGCCAAGCTGACAGAGGGTGACGAGGACACCAAGAAGCGGTGGCACGACACGTTCGTTACCAATGCGCAGGAGATGTGCGCGATGCTGACCCACCTCAACGTGGCCAAAGACCCCAAGCTTGAGGATGCACGTAGGCAGCTAGAGGTAGCGATGATTGGCGTGGACATCGAGGACATCAAGGATGATGAGCTTACCCGTGCCACACTTAAGGGCAAGCTCGACAACATCCTAAAGGAGTATGAGTGGTGACTCTATGGGTAATCACCAAGGAGTATGACGTAGCCAACCTCAAAACTAACATTGTTAGCGTTGAACCTTACGAGGAGTTCATCGCCAAGCATGGGCGAGGCTACGCCATCCGAAACTCTACCGATATGATTGAAGCTATCGACGCAATCGGTGCTTGGAAAAAAGCAAAGGAAATGCACAATGAATGAGATTGAGAACGACTACATACCGCTGGGTATGCCCAACATCCTGTTCGAGCAGAGGAAGCACATTACCGCTAACCACGTAAGTGAAGTCACTGCAGACAACACGCAAATACATCCGTTCATGCTACCGCTGATGAAGCGACTGGCACAGGCACGGCCCCAATGGAAGTTTGTGACGTATAGACGCAGTCTAGCTCACATGAACGACACGTCGATGTTCAACGTAACTACGTTCGATGTCTACGAAGGCAGTGCCAAGCTGGGTCGGATATGGAAGACCTACGAGAACCGTGGTGATGTTGTCTGTATCGACAATGACCGCATGTCTAACAGTAGGCAGCGTGGTAGCTCTACCAATACGCAGGACTTGAACAAGGCGTTCAAGCTGGTGACCAAGAACTTCCACGGCCCGACCATTGCCGAACTGGTGCAGGAAACGCTCCAACTAACAAACAACACCGTAGTGGGGTTGCAGGTCAAACACCGTAGGGAGTTCGACAACAAGTATAACAACCTCTCCAACTTCTTGGAGGAATACACCATGAACAACTGGGAGCATATCAAACAACTGGCTATCGACGCAGGAGTAAGCCCAATGACACTAGATGGTATGGCAGAGGCACATCAGGCGAAGCTGGCTACACGTGAGATGGGTAATGCCTTAGTTAACAACTCCGGTGCCACCGTGATGCTGCGCGGCGACGAGTATATTGTGGTTATTAACGGAGTCACAAGCATCTTTGACACGGATCATCTACCGTCACATATCAAGCGGTCCTTGGGCATCCTTAAGATGGTCGAGAACCACACATATATCGAGGGCCACGGCGCTCGTGTGGACAAGGATAAGTTTTTCATATCATCCAAAGAAGGAACAGCATCGTGACATTGGAAGAGCGCGTTAAAGAACTGGAGGCAGCACTGCGCGATGTGTTGGTATACTGCCCAGAGTATATGCACGGGATGCCCAAGAAGCATTACGACAAAATCGCCTACAGAGGACAGGGGAAATACAAATGACCGAAGAACCTAAACGCTATCGGGGGCAGCGTGGCCCCAACAAGGTGAAGAAGGAGCGCATGAAGCTGGTAGGCGTCCGTCTACCGCAACATGTGGTGGACTATTACAAGGGCTGCACACCCTTGATGCGTTCTGTGCTGATTGAGTTCATGGACAACAATCCAAACTAACATTGTTAGGCAGACGCATTTTATATTTGACACTGTATAATGTAATGATATGGTAACCGACGAGGAGCAAACTCATGGCAGCAACACCCGAAAAGAAAGTGAAGGATAAGATAGTCGCCATCCTTAAGGATGAGGGTGTCTATTACTTCTTCCCCGCAACGCACGGCTACGGACGTAGTGGTGTGCCCGACATCATATGCTGTGTTAACGGTAAGTTCGTTGCCATTGAGTGCAAGGCAGGTGGTGGCAAGCTGACTGCTTTGCAGGTGCGCGAGATTGAACACATCCGGCGCAGTGGTGGTGTGGCTGTCGTGGCCAACGAAGAGAACTGGGACATGGTCCGCCCCCTGTTGCGGGAACTATCATCGGGGAAGCCGACTGATGGCGAAAAATAAGGAGCGAAAACCAACACGCGAAGAGCTAAGCGAGTGGTATGCGTTAAGATACCCCAATAACGAAGACCGTATCGCCATGGTGCAGCCGACTGCGAAACGAGCCGAGTTCATCCTGCGTATGCAAGAGACAAAGAATGGCTGGCTCTACAATGAACCCCTCGTAAGCACGATACACGACCGTTGCGGTTACTGTAATAAGGTGATTGTTCGGAGGCACAATGGCATAGTCCCATGGGATGCGTGTATCGAGACCCAGTATGACGTTAAGTATTGGCATATGGGGGTGTCTATTAAGCGTTTCGATGTGTGCCTTGGGTGCTTCAATAAGAAGCGAAGCGTATATCGGGCTTTGAAAGAATGGGACGAAACCCGACGACGAATTAACCACGTCCACAATAAAGTGCGACAATTTAAGAAGGAGCAAGAGAATGAGCAAAATCAAAACAACGGGTGACCTACGTGAGTTTCTGACTGACGTTATGGAGGAAGTGCGCGGCGCTAAGCTGACGGTTGAACGGGCCTCTACGGTTATTAAAGCTGCCGCCCAAGTCAACGAGAGTTTCTATTCCGAGATTAAAACCAAGGCATTGGAACGCACGATGGGTAACGCAGTCAAAGACATCGGCCAGTTGTCCATAAAATAAGCGTGTGTGGGGCTTCGGCCCCCACAACATCAAAGGAGTGGCATGATGGCCAGTGACCCAGAAATACTTAAGACAATCGGATACATAACGGACGATAGGTATATTGCATCCTATCACGGTGTGGATGTGAAGCGCGTCATCGCCCTACGCAAGCAGGCAAACGAACACAAAGAGCGGGTGGCGAAGGCGATATACGTCAGTGAAAAGACCGCACCTTCGGGAATGAACAGCGACTCCGAGCGTAGGTGGAACGCCAACGCAAGGGAAGGTTCGTCTGCACTGCGCGATGCACTGCTTGAGTTCTTTGAGAAGCGCCAACGAGGAGAAAGCAAATGAGCGAGACTGAACTAAAGGCGATGAAACTGGCTAATTCAGCAGGCACATACAAAAAAGCCCTTTTCCGCGCCATTGAACAGCACGAAGCCTTTAGGCAAGAGGTGAGCGATGTGATGCTTTTTATTGCGACGACCTACCCCATGCCAGCAGTAGACTTTTCCCGCTTCATCATCCCCAAGCCTGACCCGCTGGTGGATGTGATGAAAGAATTGGATTTGACGCATGGATATGCCGAAGAAATCCGCGCCGCACTGGAAGCGCGTGGGCTAGAGATACGGGAGAAGGGGCAATGACTGACGTATACGAAGTGACCATAACCGCACCTATATGGATTTACACAACGGGCACCCTTTGCCTCGTCATGTCTGTGGCGCTGGTATATCGGCGGCGCAAATGACCCTGCGCAAATTCCTGTTCGATAATTTCGGCTGGGATATTTATGATTGGGGCGACGACGAGATTAGATTTTAAGGAGCGAAGCAAATGATTATCACGAATGAACCACGTTGGACGGTCAAGCTGACCTATTACCATGGAGATGGACCACGCAGCACTACGATTAACGTCGAGGAGCTTTTCGAGCTTCAAGACATCGTGGAGTGCGGACCTAGCTTCTACTCCATCGAGAGTATCGAGATTAAGCCAAGTGACCGTCACCCTAAGGTGACCGTGGAAGAGGCTGCGAAGCAGTGAAACCCGCGTGTTTCTAGAAGGATTAAACGATGGCGGTACGCCTAACCAATATACGCAAAGCACTCGCGCAGAGCCTAGACGATATTTTTAGTGAAGCTTTTACCGCTACGTTCTTCCATGGGTGGGCGGTCTACTACGACTGTGACGTGGGCAACAGAGCCTACAAAATCAGTAAGGTCGAACCGTGGGATAAGCTCCATCATGGGCGCATTGGCGTCCCCTTCGCCGCACCGGGACTATTATGGGTTGAAGAAGCACCAGACGAACTAGGTGCCTACGTAGCAGCAATGCGCATATTAGAGGGATTAGATAAGTGAACATCATCACAATCGACTTCGAGACCTACTACGACCCTGCGTATAGCCTCTCCAAGATTACGACCGAAGAGTATATCCGTGACCCTCGCTTTGAGGTTATCGGCGTAGCTGTAAAGGTAGGTAACGGCGACGCGCAGTGGTTCAGTGGGACCAAGGCGGCGACCAAGAAGTGGCTCGACCAGTTCGACTGGGATGACGCTATCGCGCTGGCGCACAACGCTGTGTTCGATATGGCTATCCTCAACTGGCACTTCGACATCCGCCCCAAGCGCATCGCTGACACGCTGTCTATGGCTCGTGCACTACATGGCAACGAGACGGGGGTTAGCTTGAAGGCGCTGGCCGAGTTCTACGATATTGGCGAGAAGGGCACAGAGGTGCTTAACGCGCTGGGCAAACGCCGCATCGACTTCACGCCTTACGACCTAGCACGGTATGGGGAGTATTGCAGCAACGACTGCGACCTGACGCTTAAGCTGTTTGAGTGCATGGCACCCAAGTTCCCCGCGCTTGAGCAACGGCTGGTGGACCTAACCATCCGGATGTTCACAGAGCCAGTGCTGACCCTCGACAAGAACATTCTTGAGAGCCACATCATCCGCGTACAGGCTACGAAGGCGGAGCTTATGAGCAAGCTCAACTATGACAAGGCCGACCTGATGAGCAACCCCAAGCTGGCTTCGCTGCTTGAGTTCCACGGGGTTGAGGTGCCGATGAAGCTTAGCCCCGCAACGGGCAAGGAGACCTACGCCTTCGCCAAGTCGGACGAAGCGTTCAAGGCGCTCTTGGAGCATGAGAACCCACAGGTGCAAGCCATCGTGGCAGCACGGCTAGGAGTGAAGAGCACCCTTGAGGAGACGCGCACCGAACGGTTCATCAACATCGCAGAGCGAGGCACACTGCCAATCCCCTTGCGCTACTACGCTGCTCACACTGGGCGCTGGGGCGGCGATGACAAGGTGAACATGCAGAACCTACCGCGCAAATCACCACTCAAGAAGGCTATGCTAGCACCGGAAGGCTATACGTTTATCGACTGCGACAGTAGCCAGATTGAAGCACGGACTTTGGCATGGCTGGCTGGGCAGGATGACCTCGTGGATGCCTTCACTCGCGGCGAAGACGTTTATAAAATCATGGCGTCCCGCATCTACAACAAACCGATGGAGGATATTACCGACCCCGAACGCTTCGTGGGCAAGACAACAATCCTCGGTGCAGGTTACGGCATGGGGGCACCCAAGTTCAAGGCGCAGCTAAAGACATTCGGTGTCGATACGTCACTAAGCCAATGTGAACGCACCATCAGCGTCTACCGCGAGACGTATTCGAGAATCCCTGCGCTTTGGCGTGAGGGGCAAGATGCCATCCAAGCCATGCTTGACGGTAAATCCGCACCGCTGGGTAAGGATGGGGTAGTCTTGGTTAACGCCCTTGGTATCCGTCTACCTAACGGACTATACCTAAAGTACCCTAATTTACGTAGGGTTATGGGCGACAAGGGTAAGCCGGAGTTCGTCTACGACCAGAAGCGGGGCCGCGCTATCATCCCGAACCGCCTATACGGTGGGAAGCTCATTGAGAACGTGTGCCAAGCCTTGGCCCGTATCATCATCGGTGAGCAGATGCTGATGATTTCTCGTCGCCAGAAAGTCGCCATGACCGTGCACGATGCCGTTGGGTCTATCGTACCAGACGCAGATGCTGATGAGGGCCGCGCCTTCGTCGAGCAATGTATGCGCGTACAACCGAAGTGGGCCACTGGCCTACCACTGAACTGTGAAAGCAAGATGGGGAAAAGTTATGGCGGATGATGCACCGTGGTGGCGTGAGAACTTTACGCCAGAAGCTATAGCGGCGAAAACGGACTACTATATGAACCTACGTAGCCAGCGGGAGATAGAGCAGGAACGCTTGGAAGCGGAGCGACAAGTAAACCAAGCTGCATGGCGTGAAGCGCATAAAGGTAAGACCCCCGCAGAGGTGGATGCCTATGTCTACGACCTACGTAAGCAGGGTGTATTAGCAAAGGACATTGCGACCAAAGCTGGTGTTACCGTGGCTACAATACACAACCGTATCAAACGGCACCGCGAGGTGCTTGGGATACCAAAAGGCGGACATTGGAGTTAAAAATGGCAGAAGATAATGAGCCACATGCAGTCGTACGACTGCTTCTTAAGCGGATGGAGAGCCATCCGGAGGAGTTTAGGGTCGCAGACGAACCGTTCCACGACCGCTGGTATGACCACGTAAATGCGATACAGGCTTTTGGGAGTGAGGCTGACAAGGCTGCAATGGCCGAAGGTTTACGGGAAATCCGACTGGCCGAAGTACACGAACGGGTGATGGACGAGCTAGTCAACGGCCCCGAACGCCGCCGCAAGGAACGGGAAGAGCGCGAGTACGAGCGGCAAATGCTACGGCAGGGTGGGCTGGTGCAACAGCAAAAAGCTTATGTTAGCCAGCTACAGGGGATGGTAGGTCAAGTTTATGGCGGCGGTGGTGGCGCTGGCATAGTGGGTAAGTCTTATAGCAGCGTACTAATGGACAATTACGACTCTGACCTTGATAAGTACCGGAACGCAGCACCTCCGACGTTATATGGCGACTACGGCAGCATAACCAACGCGGCTGTACCCGAACCAACCCTTACATCATCAACCATCAACGCAATCAAGAAAGCACTAGGGAAAGGAAAGTAAAGATGGACCAGTTAGTAGCAGTAATAACAGCAGTAGCCATATTCGTGTTGGTTTATGCCAGTTATCAGCTTGGTAAAGGCAGCGCGGATGGGAAGGTCCTTTCGCTCAAGCGTGAGAACGAACTGCTTAACCAGAAACTCCATAGGCACAACGTCCGCGACTCCAAGGGTCGCTTCACAGGGGGTAAGTAGTGCCCAAAAAAGTATGGACGCCGGAGAAAGACGCGAAGCTGTTGGGCCTATTCAACTATGGCCTAAGAGCAAAAGATATAGCGGAAGAAATGGGCCTCACGATATGTGCCGTGGAGTCACGGTATACGAAGCTTAAACAAGCACAAAAAACGAAGGGACAAGAAGATGGATGATGCAGATTGGTTCCAGCGCGAACCGAATGATGAATTTACGATTGGTATGTTGTGCGATTATCAGCCCAGCACAACGGAGGAACTGGCTGAATGGCTGATGGTGTGTGCGAGGAGCGTTGTGGATAAGGATGGTCTACGCCTAGTCTACAACCTTCCCCCATATGTCGCGTGGCAGATGGCCCGTATGATGCAAATAACAAAGCTAGAGGTGCCAAATGACTGAAGAAAAACGTCCAAGCATTATGATTGCCACCCCCATGTACGGGGGCATGTGCACGGGACACTATGTGCAAGGCTTGTTGATGACCATGGCCAAGATGCGCGACCTAGGTATCAACATAGCATGGTGTCAGATTATGAACGAGAGCCTCATCACCCGTGCGCGTAACGACTTAGCACGAGTGTTCCTTGAGAGCGACCATGACTACCTGATGTTCATCGACGCTGACATCGGCTTTGACGCAGAGGCTATCGCGCACCTGCTGCTGGCCGACAAGGACATCGCATGCGGTATCTACCCTAAGAAGGAAGTGAACTGGGATAGCGTCAACCGCGCTGCCGTTGCAGGAAAGACGGACCTTGCGGACCATGCCGGAGCCTTTGTGTTTAACATGGTAGGCACAGGTGACGTGCACACAGACGAGACAGGCTGCATCGAAGTCCGCCATGGCGGTACAGGCTTCATGCTCATCAAGCGTAGTGTTTTTGAGCAGTTAATACCGCACGTGCCGACCTACCGCACGTCGTCGTTCAAAGACCCAGAGACTGGCGAGTATGCCAAGCCTTTGACCCACGAGTTTTTCGCCACCAGCATCGACGATACCGGTGCATTGTTGAGCGAAGATTACCATTTTTGTGAACTGTGGCGCAACCACGGTGGCAAAATACACGCCCACCCGTTCATCAAGCTGCACCATGTAGGCACGTATGTGTTTGGTGGTGACATCCTAAAGAGCGGCGGCAATCTTAAATAAGGAGCAAATGAAATGAAAATGAGGAAGAACAGCAAAGCGATGGGGATTAGGAAGCTACTCAAAAAGGGCTACACACCTGCGCAAATCAAAGAGCATATGGACGTTAGCGACAGCTACATCCACGCAATAAAGACTAGGCTAGCAGCAGAGGAAGCGGCACCCAAGGAAGTCGAGGCGGCGGCTACAACTATACGGCCAAGCTACGACCCCGAAGCTGGTGAGTATGTCGTAGTCGAGGGGGCCAAGTCTATCCAAGAGATAGATGCAATCCTTAACGAGCGCGGTTCCCGCTACGGGAACTTCCTCGACCATGCCACCATCACATACCAACTTAAAGAAGTGGCCCGTGACTTCGCTGCGCGGCGCGGCAAGAACTTCGCCTACGACCAATGCGAAGCACTCGATATGATTTTCCATAAGCTAGGGCGCATCCTCAACGGTGACCCGAACTACGCTGATAGCTGGATTGATATTGCCGGATACGCGCAGCTTGTAGCTGACCGTTTGCAAGGTAAAGTCCGGTGATTGACGCACAACGGGCGATGGAGCAAGCGGAGGCAACAGCCGAGTATTACGCAAGCCGTGGGGTGGAAACCTACCAGCGTATTTTTGGTATGAGTATAGACAATAACCCCGTTGCAGCAGCTACGTTCTTGGCTGGCTTTATGCAAGCTGCGGCGATAGATTACCACGCTTGGTCCACCCAACAACCTAAGGAATAACCCAACATGACAGCTTGGTCCTACAGCAGCATTAAAACTTTTGAGCAGTGTCCGAAGAAGTACTTTCACCTCAAGGTAGTGAAGGACGTTAAGGACGAGGCTGGACCCGCTGCGCAATATGGGACCGATTTCCACGAAGCTGCCGAGTTATTCATTAAGGATGGAACACCGATCCCGCCTAAGTTCAAACAGTATGCTAGCGTAGTGGAAGCGCTAGCAAACTTCCCCGGTGAGAAGCATACCGAGCTTAAGCTGGGTGTCCGCAAGACGGATACTGGCTACGAACCATGCGGTTTCTTCGACAAGGACGTGTGGTGGCGTGGCATCGTGGACTTGCTGATTATCAACGGGTGGAACGCCCATATGATTGATTACAAGACCGGAAAGAACGCCAAGTATGCCGATATGAAGCAGCTTGACCTTATGGCGGGTGCCATCTTCGCGCACTTCCCACAGGTGAAGCGCATCAAGTCAGGCTTGGCCTACGTGGTTAGCAACGAGTTCCCCACGAAGACCCACCTGATAACAGAGAAATCACAGTACATGTCCGTGTTCGACAAGCAGCTAGACCAACTTGATGCTGCGATGGACAACGGCGTCTGGAACCCGAAGTCTGGGCCTTTATGTGGGTGGTGTCCTGTGGTAAAGTGCGAACATCATCGCCCACGGAGGTAATCATGCCCTACAAGAACAAAGCGGACCGCAAGTACGAGAACGCTACCAAGTACCAAGCTAGTCCAGAGCAGAAGAAGAACCGCGCTGCGCGCAACGCTGCTCGTGCCAAGCTCATGAAGGAAGGCAAGGTCCATAAGGGTGACGGTAAGGATGTCTCCCACAAGGTGGCTTTCGATAAGGGCGGCAGCAATAAGCAGGGTGTGCGCGTTGAGAGCGCATCGACCAACCGCTCATTCAAGCGGGACAGCAAACGCAATCTGGTGTCAGAAATCAGCAAACGAGAACGGAAAAAGAAGTAATGCAAAGCGTTGACGATAAGGTGCTACTCGTCAAGACTACCGACCCCCAGACCATTACCGACAATATCAAGAAGAGCGCGGTATATAGGCAGGATGGGGATACGTACGAAGTAGCAGTGAAGTGGGGCCTCAAGGAAACCAAGGCCCTCATGAAGCTCGGCGTGGACAACCCACCCTCCCCAATCCAGAAGCAGTACCAGTGGACAGGCAAGCACAAACCATTCGACCACCAGAAAGAGACTGCTTCCTTCCTCACCCTCAACGACAAGGCATTCTGCTTCAACGAGCAGGGTACGGGTAAGACCGCGTCGGTTATCTGGGCTGCGGACTATCTGCTCAAGCTGGGCGAGATTAAGCGCATCCTCGTGCTGTGTCCGCTATCCATCATGAAGGCTGCGTGGCAGCAGGAC